AACACCGCGATATCTCTAAGACAGGGTGCAACAGCTTCTCCAACTGGCGGAACAAGATCTCCTCTTGCCGCTATCCAATCAGCATTAGAAGATCTTACAGCTTCTGGGGTTTTGCCAGGATTTTAACAAATGGTATTTCTTAATATCATTGTTAAATAATAGGCGAGAAATAAATTAATAAGGAATTGAGTTTGGTTGGTTAGTTTACTATATTTAGTCATAAACTTTTTATCTTTAAGAATATCAATAAGAAGAAGATTTACTTGTTGTTTAAAATAAACTTTCAATACAGTTCTTTTTAAAGCCATTAACCCTCTCACATGGCCATAGTATTTTTTTCCACATAGTGAGTTACTATCCTGTAAAGTCTTTATAAACAATTTAAGAACAGTAGTTATTAATACAATATGTTTAGTATCAGTTAAGCCTTCAGTTATTAAATTGGCTAGTGTAGAGTTTATCTTCGAAATCTTTCTAGCTTCCTCTTTCGCTTTCCTATCAATGGCCCTATAGACAGTAATTTTTCTAACAACATTATCAATAATCTTAGCTCCCTTTTCTATAGACTGCCCTTGATATAGACTTTCATCATCGTCTGTAGTCTCGACTTCACTTTTCATTCTAGACCCACCTGCATCTTGAATTTTAAAATATGCATCCAGAAAACTTTTTTGACTCTGCCTTATTCGAGTTCTGCTTTCCTGGATAAATAATGAAATTTTATCAAGATTATTTTCTTTGAATGCCTTTGTATATCGTTTTATCATTTCTTGTGTAAGAAAATAAAGAGCTCTAGGAATGGTTTTTTCTCTTGAAAAAAGATGGGTTTTAGTTAATGTTTCTAAAGCATATTTGAAGGCCTCATCTACACAATATATCATATGTCTATGCATTAAATTGGTATATTGACGAATCATATAAAACAACATAATATTTCGATATGTTATCATATCATTTTTCTTTAAAAAGTATTGCATTAAAAAAATATAAAAATTTGACAATGCTTCTTTATGAAGAAGAAAATTTGCTTCTTTCCTTCCAGCCCATCTACGTTTTGTAAATTCTCTTATATCTTTTTCTGAAAGTCCGACAATCTTTAATAAATCATAATAATGTTTTTTTAGATCGGGACGATAACAGGGTTCTGATAATGCACTAAGATTCTTGGCAACAACACTGGAAAGATATCTTTTGAATTTAGCCTCATCTACTTTGGCTTTACTTTTTAAGATGTCCATAATTATAGAACCCTAACTGTAATATTTTCCTCTTGAAAATAAACATACTCAGGACCATATCTTAGTAGTTGTTCTTGAGTAAGCTCTTGAAGATCAAATGAAAAGAAGATACTAGTCTCAGGTTTGATTAATCTACAATGACTGACCCCATCAATTTCCTGAACTACATCTATAATTTCAGATCTATAAATAAATGCATTTGTCCCGAACCTATCTTCGAACGCATCTACGATAGTCTCCCTAACTGTGGTCTGCATAGAAGAGAGAGTCCCACTAAATGTTTCTTCTCTGAATACTTCGACTTCAAGTAATAATGGTATAGTATATAGAGGTATAGTAATCCATCCTCTTTCAGAATAAATATATTTAGTTCCTCTATTTGTTACAGTAAGAATTGAGTCAGCGATTGGTTGTTCATATATAAAAGTAACAGCTGTAGCATCTATACATGTAATAATATTATCTTGATGAATACCTTCATCAGTAATAATAAAACTATCTCCCAAATCACAGAAGGGTGGCTCTTCTTCTAAAATATCAACAACTGCGGTATGAGTTGTAGGGTTTAGTTTCATTCCAGACAGAAGTCCATGAGTATTAGTAAATTTTATATTTACAAAGTCGGTCAGCATCTTTTTATCAGCCAAATCAACCGTGCTGACTATAACTTGTAAAATCTCAAGTTCAAACGCTCTCTGATCAATTGAGTCATAATAATCTTTTTCTATGACTGGTACATCATAGACAATGATAGCAGTTGTATCGTCTACAACATTTGATCTCATAAATGCGCTTAAATCTTTTCTGAATGTAACTTTATTTGAATATTTAGCAACTGGATCTCCACCTGGTTCACTAATTGTAAATTCATATGTTTGTTCGCCTTCAGGGATATCAGTGAAGGGATCAAATGTATAAACAAAATACTCTGCTGTTGCATCATTCGTCATAGCAAAAGTAGCACCAGTAGATTGAATAACCATTTCACAGGTTGCTAGATCTGAATCTCCTTGTGTGGATTTATAAAAGAGCTGAAATATTCCTTGTGTACCACTTCTTTCAACTGTTAATAAATCAGAATAAATATCGTAAGTTGAAGGGAAACTAGTTTCTAGCGCTGGAATTACATCAACAGCATAAATAATATACTCATATAGACCAACTGTATTTATCGGTTCTATGCTTATTCCAAACATCGTATAATACTGATCATCCCCAATAGTAATAAGATCATCTCTTGGAATAAGGCTTGTTCCTGGAGGTACGGTAAAGACAGCATTTCTTGTTGGAACTAAATTATCAACTTCATCAGCTCCCGTTCCATATATAAGCCCACTAAATAACTCAATTTCATTTACCAATAAATCAGATCGTTTTAAAATAGGTAATGCATTTTGAGCCAGTGGAAGGTTAGGTTCAATAACATTAATATTTTGATAATCGCTCTCAGTAACCAGTCTGTTCAATGCAGTAAGAGATGCTATTGAATTGCTACGAACTTCTTCTAATGATTCTTCATCCTCTCCACCAAAAGCAGCAGAGTTATTAATGACCTCATAATTAACAATCTGATTTAAACCTGCTAGGGTTGTTACATATATTCTTTCCCCTTCTCTTATTGATCCAGCAATAACATTTCCAGCCGATCCGTTTGTAACTCCTGTGGTTGTTAAAACAGCAGCACCCGCTTGAGGTTGTTCCCCTATCAGACCATTACCGAATGACAATCTTCTTCCAGTATCAGTTCTTCGTGACACATAGCCTTTATCAGTAGGACTCATTAGAAATAAACTACTAAATTCAGTCCATGTAGTAAAGCCAGCATCTCCAATATTTTTTATTTGAACTACAAGATCAGCAACCTGACCTGCTAAAGGGATATCTAAAACTACAAACTGATATTGTTGAGTATCCCCATCAATCTGAAATTCTTGAATAACTTCATTTATTTGTCTCGCAGGCATAACAAAACTAAAGCTTTCACCATCCGGGTTAATTGAAACAGGCAGGTTAAACCTTTTATTATCTTCTATATATAAAATGCTTACCTCAGCATTATTAGTTACAGTGATTGTTAAATCATAATATGTCCTAAATTCAATATCACCATCAGCATTAAATTTAAAACCATCGGGGATGGTAAAAGAGGTTAATGGATCATCAAAACCAAATGGTATAGTCATAAGTAAATTAACATTGGCAAATGACGCTTCTCTCGTATTATATCCCAAAAATGCAGAAAGATTTAGGATTGATTCGGGGAGTTGTGCGGTAGTGAGAAAAAATTCTCTATATGTTGAAAGTTGATAAAATAAAAGATTGCTTGTAAGAGTTGAAATCGTATCAACTATAAAAGACAAAAATGAAGATTTTGTTAAATCTACGTTTTCCAGTTCGAGATAGCTTTTTACTTGATCGCTAATCTGCGCTCTGATTGATTCTCTAGAAAGATAGATTTGACTTGATAATGTGTCTGCCATATTAATATCCTTTTATATATAATAAAATCCAGTTCTGTGATCATGTAAAGAGATAAGAGTTTCTCTTAAATTTTCATCTTTATTTAGAAGCTTTGCAATAAATTCAGAATCTTCTAAAGAATGAATATTCTTATCATAATCAACAAATGAATAGACGTTGTCAACCTGTGCTTCAACTTCTTCTAGTCCAACACTTTGCATAGTTTCAATTTTTAGTTTCCAAAATCTCCTATCGGTATTGACAGATATTTCTACTCCACTAACTTGAAATACCGGATAAGTATCATTAACTGGTCTTAAATATTCTTGCTCTAGTTTTATAATATCATTTGCATAAGGAATAAATCCATATGAGCTTGGGATTACTAATGAAGTAATATTCTCTTTATTATAACCAGTCTCTTGCCCATCAAATGCAGTTGTAACATCTTCAATAAAATAGACTGGTAATAAAAGAATCTTATTTCGTTTGACTCCTGATAAGTCTCCCGTAAATTCATAGGGACCTCCAAACAACAGTTCATCATCCCATACAGTATCAGGAACATCTAAATTATAATATGTTGTTAAGAAGGCAACAGCATGTTTACTATAAAAATTATATATTAAATCTTGATACTCGTGAATATAATCATATATTCTGGTGTAATTTTGAATTGTCATATTTTTTCCTATGTTTTAATCTGTGACTGGAACTTCAAAAACCTTAAAATAAATAGTCTCATCTATTCCAATATTCAGCTCAGAAGATTCTCCTTGATAGTCAACTTGAATTGTAATACTAAATCCCTTTCCTTGATTAAAAAAAGCAACGGCTACATCTTGTATAATAGCTCTATCATCGTATCTTATAAGTACGCCTGTTACTTCATTTTTGATAGCTTCAGCCGTCTGTGCATCTGCTGGCTCAAAAACCATTTTATATAGATCGCTCCCATATTCGGGATCAAATACATAACTTCGTTTTGGGGTAAGTAGAATATTATTCCAAGAATTTAGAATGACATTTATATCTTTAATTCTTTTAAAATCCCCAATAGGGGCTATAGTAGATACATAATCCGCAAGCTTATCATTTGATCCTCTTACTGCAACATTAAATCTATCTAATAAATTTGGCATATGTTTTCCTTACTGATTGACCCCAGAAGTCATGTCTGTATATTTCTGTTCTTTTTCATTTTCCAACTCGGTTTTCCATTTAAGATAATCAACAAACCGGGTATAGGGCATACTTATAACTTCATCATATGATTGTTTACTCAGCTCCATACAGGAGTAAATTTCTTCTCTCACTGTATCTTTAAACGATATTACTTTATCGTGCTGAGTACAATGCACGAAAAAAGCTGTCGACCAGATCTATAATATAGTCCTGCTCATGACCACATGTACTGCACACACTCTGCATCTTTAACTCAATTCCATACTTACCAAATGAATCGTCATACTTTTGATAGATGGCTCTTTTATCCCTCGCTGGCAGAGACATATATGCATCAATAATATCCTCTCGCTCTTTATAAATGGTAGCTTCTTTACTTGCTTCTATATCTTGTGTAAAACGATCAATGATAAGAGTTTCAGTCATAATATCAAGAGTTGTTCCTGGTCTATGTCCAATTGTTTTAGATGCGGTAATCTCATCAAACAATGTAGGTTGTTTAATAACTGCTACAACTCCCTTTGAAACTGGAAGCTTAACACTAACATGATCAGTTAATATATTCTTGCCAGTATAACCAGTATAACTAAAAGTTTCAGATGCTTGAACTGTAACTTCATATTCTTTATTACACTCTGAGCAGCTAATCTCGTAATTTCTTATTTCTTCATATGTAATATGATATAGACCAAATATTAAAGCGTCTCTATCTTTCAAAGTTACATTCCTCAGAAAATCATCGAAAGATTTAATATTATCTGGTTTGGTAACTATTGCTTCGAATAAGCATGTGTTTAGATGGTCTGCTATTTTACTTGGGGTGATAAGGCTTCCTTTTAACTTTTCTTCCTCTGATACATTCAGAGATCTAATTGTATAAGACTGGTTGCCTTGGGGTGTTATTACTTCATACTCTGGGTACGCTATGTTAAATCCTTTGAACGTCATTTTATTCTATCTCCTTTCCTTCAAATCTAATTAAAATTATGTTTGTGATGGACCATAATTAATAACATTTTGTTTAGCAGCTGCAAATATACCATTTGCAAAGCCTTGACACTTGGTTCTTACCCAAGGTTCATGCCAGGTATAATCTACATTAAACTCAATGTCAAGGTCCAATCTTCCAACTGTCTCAACATCACTTGTGTATAAATCTTGTGGATCTTTCGTTGGGAATACTCCATCATATGCTGCATAGTATTCTACTGTTTTTGCATCTGGTGCTGTAGTCCAGTAATACATAATTGAAGCATAAGTCGATTTGGAATATCCTTGTCCTTCATCTCCATCTTCAAGATCAGTAATACCAGTTCTGTAATCTCTAATCATTTTAACCCAACCATGCATAATGTCTAAAAGCGGAGTTCGGTTAAATTCTAAAAACTTAACAGATACTGAATTACCATAATCAATATTTCCAGGAACTGCCCATTTAACACCACCTAAACCTGTAAACTCTACTTTGTTTAAAGTTCCCCCTGGCGGAGTCACTGAAAGACATGAAGCTGCAAGGATGTTCTGAATAGCTCCATTAGAATTTATACCACTGGAAGTTTCGCCCCCAGATGTATTGGGGCCTCCAGTCGAAACATAATTAGGTAGGGTAGCGGGTAGTTTCTCAAACCATACAAAATGATAACCGGAAACGTAAGGGTCAGCAACACCAGCAGATGTCCCTCCAAATTTTCTAGTTAAAATATTTTGCCCCAATTGAGCAAAAGCATACTTCATTCCAGCCATTATCGATATCCTCCTTGCTGCTTACACAGCACGTTTATATTTGATACGCTTTTTAATAACATTTAGAACTACTTTCCAATCGCCATTTGGTATACTAATAGCTTTGTCGTCTATATAAAAATCTGCGGCTAATTTTTCAGCTGTAATTTTATCAAAGTAGATATTATTTTTCTTTAACCATTCTTCAATTTTCTTGATCTGATCTAAGTGGTTGCCTCCTAATTCCTTTGCATTTTGTTCAGAGGCTCGTGTTGTAAAAATAACTATTTCGTAACCATTGTTTTTCAGATAGTTGATAACTTCTTTAGCACCTTCAAAAGGATCATCGTAAATTGTACCGTCCGCATATCCTTTTGAATATTTATGAATAGTTCCATCCAGATCTATCATTGCTCTTTTCTTCATTCTTTCATCTTTATTTTCTGGATATATTGTTCGAAGAATTTTTCTCTTTTTCGGAGTCGGGAATGAATCTATTGCAAAATCTTCATCCATTTGTTTTAAAGGTATCATAAATTAAACCTACTAACAATTTTATATTTTGTTCTAAATAATTGTTTAGTTTAGAATTTAAAACTATATATATTAATATTTGATATTAAATATAAATTTACTTTATTTTTTTCAAGAAAGGGGGAATCATGAAACACTTTTTAAAGAAATTTGAAAATTCAGATTATAAAATAACTTTTGATTCTGAAAATGGATTGGAAATACTTCAAGGGATAAATGGAAAACCAGACCCGTTTTTCTTACAACTACCATCTTTATTGGATATAGGTATTATGGGTCATTGTGAAAACAATTGTCATTTTTGTTATCAAAGCGACTATTATGAAGATAATATGACTCTTGATAACTTCAGAATGATTATTGATCAAGTTAAAGTACATACAAACCAAGTCGCCCTCGGAGGAAGGGGAGATCCAAACCTTCATGAAAACTTTAAGGAGATAGTTGAATATGCAAGAGATAATCATGTAATACCCAACTATACTACCAGTGGGATAGGGCTGACTGATGAACAGATTGAAATAAGCAAACTGTGTGGTGCTGTAGCTGTTAGCGACTATGAACAAGAATATACTTATAATGCAATAAAGAGATTCATGGATGCTGGGATAAAAACAAACATTAACATTATCTTTAACAAAGCAACTTATGAAAAATGCATTAAATTAATCTCTGGCTATGATCCATGGATGAAGTTACCGAAATATAAAAATGAAAGTAATGTTGATCTCGCTCGTCTCAATGCTGTTATATTTTTATTATTTAAACCCATTGGATCAGCAAAAGACAAGCTAGAATTATTCCCCACAAAATATCAGATCCATATCTTTATTGATAGAATAGTCAACAGCCCCTGTAAGTTCCAACTTGGTATGGATAGCTGTCTTACCCAATATCTTCGGAGGGAAGGTGGTGATCTAACTCCAACACAAGAACTACATATTGATTCTTGTGAAAGCGCAAGGATGTCTAGCTATATAAGCCCATCATTACAAATGGTTCCATGTAGCTTTGGGGACAATGATAAGTGTGGAGTGAATATTAAGGAGAAAGATATTGATTATATTTGGAATAGATCCCGCAAATTCACAGGATTCAGAAAGAAACTTAAAAAGAATCCATATGTTTGTCCGTTGGGTTTCTAATGTCAATATATGAATATCAATGTCCCCAGTGTAATAAAATTATTGAATTTTGGGCGGAAGTTGATGAGAGGCAAGAACCAACATGTAAAACATGTAAAATAAAAATGCCAAAAATAATATCACAATCTAGTTTTCATCTGAAAGGTTCAGGATGGGCACGGAATGGATATAGCAAGGAGAAAGGATGAAAATTAAACCTGATTTTATTACGAACTCCAGTTCATCTAGTTTCATTGTAGCATGGCCATATAAAATAAAGACAATAGAGGATGTATCCAATTATATTCGTGGTCGTGCGAAATGTAGAGTAATTTTTAATGATTCTGTATCACAACCAGCTTCAAGAATGAAGAAAACAGTATCTCTTATAAAAAGGATGGCCGGAGAACTATCACATTTAATAGCCTCAAAACATTATGATGAATATAAAAAAGATTTTCTAAAACGGAATGACATTACAGAACAAGAAATGAACCAGAACCGATCTTGGAGTACTCTATTCTGGGATGAACAGAATAAGACAATGGACATTGCTGCGAAAAAGGAAGCTATAATATTCATAGAAAAAAACCCGGGTAAGTATTGCTATATTTATGAATATGAAGATGATACTTCGATGGGTTCTGAGCTTGAACATGGCGATACATTTAGAAATCTTAACCACATACAAATAAGCAAACATTAAGGAGGTGACTTATGCAAGGAAATTATAATGCATGGGGTGAACAAAGGGTCATTATAGAATGTGTAGCCCTTCCCCCTGAGTTAGATTTGAATACTTTCTTATCTCTTCCCGAAAGCGTAGGAAGATTTACAGATTCAAGAATGAATAAAAAACAAATACTCTTGATAGGAACATCAATTCAATCCTCTCCAATATTTACATTAACCAATGCCAAGCCTTCAGTTTTCGTTTCATGTATTACCTTTTTGAAGATTTTACAGGAATTGGATCTAACAGTTCAAGGAATATCAAATGTTAAAAGTTCAAACATAAAATATGACGATTTCCTTTCTTTTCTAGATCCATTGACTAACGGGGATGAACTGTTCAGCGACGTAGTAGTTGTTGTCATAAATTTATTTCCTTTGATTTCAGATAATATTATGGAGGGGGCACTAGAAAGTATAGTAAAGCTTGAAGAATTTCAAACAGAAATTCAAGAGTCTATACAAATGGCTACGAAATGACGGAAAAGAGTCACTCGATTTTATTAACCGAGTGACTCTTTTTTTGTAACTGATTATTCAATAAAGAAGTTTAATTCAATTTGTTCAACAACCCGAGTAGGATCTAGGGTTACATTAACATGAAATCTCTTAGTTTTTCTTTCATATTCGGTAGCACCTACTTCCACTGTATAATTAAACAAACCTCGTCTTGTTTTAACTACTTCTAAGAATGCATTTAACTGAGATGATACTTGACCCCATGTAATTTCATCATTTTGTTCAAAGATAAAGAATCTACAGAACTGTTCAAATGATCTCTTAATAAATAGGACCAATCTAACAATATTTAAATCTTGTAATGCGCTTGGTCTTGCTTGACTTGTCAATTGACCCCAAACCACATAACCAGGATTAAACTTCACAATTGGGTTTAACTGATTCAAGTACAGCTGATCTCGTTGACCCAACCTTGGATTATATCTTAGTTCCTTAATTGTATCAATTGATGCTCTGTTGAAACCAGCAGCAGCAAACCATAGCTCTGATACAGTATCATTTCTAGGTAATAGATAAGCCATATGATAACCAGGAGAGAACCAAACATCCTGACCAGTAAAAGTATCAAACACTCTATTATATGATTCATAGAGAGCAACAAAATAAGTATTAAATGTTAACGTAGTTTGCCTTGTAGAAAGGGCAGCATTAACAGTTGCATTATCTCCATTGTCTAAAATAGCTACACAATCTCTTCTTGTTTGAACAAGAGTACTAATTGTTGTTTTAACATCAGTTGGATATCCACAATCATATACTAATGTGAAATAAATATTTTCAGTATCTAATACGCTATCATCTATGAGTCCAGCATAACCTTGAGACAATAGTGTTGTTGCTTCAGCAGTTACAAGATCACCAGAAGCATCTAGAAGAGAACCATCACTTCCTTTCTTTAAAGGTTGTGGTACAGCTGTTATAAATGGTTGTGCCAGATTTGCATATGATTCTTTAATCCTATATGTAACTTCAGATGCAGGATTAAAATCTGTTGTATTACCATTCCAACTTTGAGTTGCAGAACCAATTACTCTACTATCATATACAGCAACGGTTTCATCTTCAGCTCCACTTGCTAATCCCAACCAACCCCAAATCTCAACACCTTTAGCATCTTTAGCAGTAACGGTATATCTAGCACTTGTAACTAGCAGTTGCCAGTCAGTAAAGTCTTGCTTATTATCTGTAATTGTTGCAGAAGCAGCCGTAGTGACTGCAACTACAGTTCCAATATCCTTATCATAAACTTTGACAGCTTTTTTATAACCATCTGATAATGAACCAGAGGCTAATTCCATCTCTGCATTTAAAATAGATGAGTATGTGTTTAGAACATCAACGATCCATGCTGAATCACCAACTTGATCTTTGGCTGTTGGGTCAAATGAAATCTGAAATGACTCAATAATTACATCATCCCCATCTGATTGTTTCTCGTATATATCAAGAACGTATACATCCCAAACTGCAGGATTGGCAAACTCTGTAATTCGTATTCCGAGATTGTTATACCATTGACCTCTTCCGATGGGATATAGAAAACATATTGGATATGTTGGGTCTGAAGATACTAGATTTGTTTGAATTTCATCTTTACTATTCAGACTATCAACATAAGTGATTGTAATTGCTGCTGTTGTGTCTGTAGTAGTAAGATTTGCATCCAATCTCATATTAGCATATGTTGCATCCTCTGAAAGGACTCTCATAAAATATAGAGCCCCAGATTCTCCTAAGTAGTTATATGCAAAATATGGACCTTGACCATAGTTTTTTCCATAAGTTTGTATATTTGGATCTCCAAATTCTGAAATATAATCTGCTCTTGATCCAACAAACTTTAGGACATTATCTTCACCTTTTTCTGTAAGGGCACAAATAAAGCCAATAGTCGAAGGAGCGACTTGAATAAATGTAGATAAATCTACAATTTTTGTAAAAACACCTGGGCTCACATTGCTAGGCATTAACTTTCCTCCTCTTAATTATTCTCTAAATTGAGTTTAATTTTTTTCTCCTTTCTCTCCAGGCTCTATAGTGAAAATCCTTTTTTAGCGAAATAAAACTTTTATATCCTTGTAATTTTAAACGTAGATAAACCAGACAAAAATAAGTCGTCTGTCTGCAGCTTTAACAATTGATGGAAACGTAACCCGGGAGAAGATGGTAAAATTCCCTGCAGCTCCCCCCGCTTTAGATGGATTAACAAATAATCCAGCCTCACTAAGGATGTTTCCATTTGCATCATTAATTCCAATTGTTATAGTAATTTTAAACACCAGCCATCTGTTACTGTTTATAGGGTCCTGTTCAAAAGCCACTGAATCAAATGGGGCTTTATAGTAACCGTCGTCTGGATAGCCTGATTCTATCGCATAATGGTAATCAGCATTTGAAGTATCTGTTGCATTTATCATTATTCTGGAGTTTAAGTCTGTTTCTGCGATTACCGGTGCTACTGGGTCGAATGGATCAGGTGGATCAACACCACCACTTCCAAGACCAAACCAGGCTAATATGTCATCTTTAGTAGAAAGATTATTAGGGGAAAGAGATGGATTGTTTTGATCAACTATTCTTTGAGCTAACCACTCTCTTCCTTGATATAATACCAAATTATGCTTTCCAATTAATTGTTTTTTTCCATCTTTATCACATTCATAAATTTTAACATAACCTTCTGGTTTTCTATCCGAATCTTCTTTAACGTTAACGGAGTCACCAAGGCAGTTATCCCCGTAAAAATCTTTTGCTTCAATTTCTATTGTTTTTACTTTTTCAGTCATAGTGTGATTTCCTTGTATTGGTGACAAAGTTTCTTTATATTTTGTTCTAATAAACCCATAGGTTTGGAAGGAAAAACGAAGGAGAGCCGGATTTTACTCCGACTCTCTTAGACATTATTCTAGGAATGTACCACAGTTGGGACAAAACTTAAATGCGGATTTAGATGATTTTCCACAACTGCTACATACTAATTTTTTTTGGACAGTTATGGGCTCTTGAATATCATCACCAGATTCAGTTAACCCTTTCAATTGAATAACTATTACTTTGGATTCTTCAAGTTGCCCAACAGAAGTATAATGAAAGTTTTGATTACACTCTGAGCCTTTAACTGTAATCCCTTCTTCAGCTAGAGGAGCACTATTCTCAACTGCAACATTTCTTACCATGTTATTATTCTTAACAGTTGAAGAAGGTCCAGCAGAGGCACAGGCATAAGCTACAACTGGAACAGAATCAGAACCACAAGTTTTTGAGTCATCAGTCCCATTTGATGCAAAAGAGTCAAAATGTTCCCACCCTAGATCGTTACTATTATATGTAAATGTCCATGGTGGATTATAATGATGATGAACTTCTTTAACAACATTTGATATTTTTAGTTCTGGTTTAGGTTTCTCAAATGCAAACTCAACTCTAATCAAACCATCGCCTGCTTTATCTCCCCTATGATCTTGAATCTCTTTTGTTTTATTAATAAATCTAAAACAATTTTTGGCCGTAGTTCCTCTAAGAAATCCTTCAAGCTCAGTTTCACCATTTGCTTCTAACACCAACGAATGATTATCAAGCACATCTTCACCGTCGATAGATACTTGAACTGATGCTCTTCTTGAATTAAGATTTTTTAATAGAAGTGAATACTCGGATCCAAAAGGTAGGTAAACATTGTTGTCTCTTACTCTAAGAATTTTTCCATTTAACTTTACTTCGGCAACGAACAGATCTTTATACGTCATGATTTTATCCTCCTTATACAGGGTCATGGCTAAAACCCTCAGATTTTGCTTAAAGCCATTTTGGCGATAATCATGCTTATATATATGTTCTAACTATATATATTAATTAGTGAAAGAAGTAAACTAATTATTGGAGGTATATTATGAGTCCACTTGATATAGGAATATGTCCATTTTGTAGTGCTGGTGAAATACCAGGAGAAAAGTTAATTGAGGATTGTATAGAACAGGGTGATATATTTGAATGCCCAGTATGCTATAGTCCTCTTCGTTATACATTGATTAAACAATTTCCTGCGGATAAGATACTTGTCCATTATGCCGGGGATCTTAAAGATATGTATAACATAGGCGTCTAGTTTTTAAAAAGAAATCATTTTAATTACTTGAAAGGAGACATGTTACAATGGGGCCACAAACAACATTAAAAATTACAAAAGGAAGGTCTGAAAGAAAATTTAATATTGCTAAAGACATATTTCCAATGGGAAAGGACCGACCAATAAAAACTGTGGTTGGTTATTTGAATGAGGAGTTAAACATTCGAACTAATGCTATTGACGCTGCTACAAAGTACATCGGTCTTCTAACTCCCAGCAAATCAGGAAGCAGTTTGGCGATTGGTATAGCATTGTTGGTGGGGATTATGGCAGGAATGATTTTAATGCATTTTGCATCTCCGTGGTTATAGAGCGTGGGGGCTGGCTGTTTGGATTTCCGGATCAAGTCAATCTGGTGCCTGCTGCAGTTGGCGATTGGCTTCCCCCGTAAAAATGAGGGCTGCTGGGTTCTAACCCCACATGCCCTCATTTTTTTGGTTTATATCGTTTTGCCGTAATAAGTTCCATTCCACATAAACGATCCTTCAATAATAATAATCGTATATAAATTAAAGAATCCTGTAGCAGGTAAATGCTCAACAATACCAAATCCATTCATCCAACGGTTAGGAGCATTTTTCTTGTAGTCCGGTTTGATATTAGCAATACATGGAAGAGATGTAGCTGTATGATATCCCTTTCCATCAATTGGAGATGTTTTAGCAAACATCTGTGGATTATGAACATGAGCATAAACTACATTGCCCTCAAAATCATCCACTGTTTTTTTGGCGTGATGCACATTCCAATAGAAGCCATGAATCACATTTAGCTTTCCAACTTTATGAATTCCATTAAAAGGAATAACAACATAACCTCTATCACGTAGATCCAAATACATAACAGGATCTATAAGATCTTCTAATTCTGGATTTTTTTGTACATAAGCCGTTGTTCTTTCTTCATGATTACCAATCATAAATGTTCTGCGTATATCTTCTCTGGTTATATTTTCATGAACTTGTAATATTTCTTTATCAAAAGTATCATAATCATTCCTTAATCTCTGTCCCTCTTTTAATAAAGGCCGATCTTTATTCCACCATGAAACACAATCTAATGACATTTGATCACCCATATAAACTAACTCATCTGGATCATAATCAAATATAAAATTATTAATAGCTTCCATGGTTCTTTCTTCATAGTGTGGGTGGTGAATATCTGGCAGTAAAACCGTCTTTTGAATCTGCCATGCTGTTTCATCGAAATCTGTTTTAGATTTGGTTCGTTGAGTGTAAGATCCAGCATGCTTTAAAACCGTCTTTATGGAGCACCCAACAACTTTTGCAATTTCTGTATTTGTTAAAGCAGTTGTTTCTGCTAACTTCAAAATCTCAGGTCTAAATTCTGACATTCAAGCCTCCTATGATTAGGTTCAATTATTTATATTTTGTTCTAAATAAAAAACCAAATAACCGTTATAACCCCATGAAATCTCAAACAAAATTCAGTATTGTTTAACTTATTTAACTAAGGTGGGATAGGCGTGGAATGAACTATAAGATGATACGACCTCCATTTTCTTGTAGCAGATAACCTCCATCTTCTGTTAATAGAAATGAATCAACGAACTCAACAGTTATTTGAACATAATCAAAATTAGTAGTACAATCAAATGTTCCTCCTGCATCAAAATTCGAAAAACCTCCAGATTGATAGTACATAGGTTCTAAAGATGTTGTATCTATAATAGAAGTAGAATCTACTGAAATCGGAGATTCTAATATTCCTGATTCAACTAAATCATCCGGCGTAACGTAAGCAGTTGTAGTGGAATCAATTACAATAGTTGTTGATGTATCAATTCCAGGCATACAAGTAAGAGTGTCTTGTATTGTATCTTGATATTCAATTTCAACTTCTTTTCTAATATCTGTTACAGCACCAATATCATAATACGAACCACAATCATATGTTTCCCTTGAATAGAAAAGATCTGCTGTACCGTCTAAGCATACAGTAGAAGAATCGGTTGAATCTATGGTTTCATCGGTGCAACATGGAGTACTATCTCCAGTTACAAAATCATGAAATTGAGGTTCAACAGTTATAGTTCCAAGCCGATCTTCAACAACTATAGATTCAAATAATGGATTTAAAAATTCAAGAGTCTCAAGAGGGATCAATCTTGCTCGATATGGTTTAAAGAAATTAATAACATCTTTCAGATCAGAGAAAATATTTCCAATACCAAAAATGATATGACTTATATTCATAAAGACAGGACTTAGATTTGCTCTAATCCATCTTCCAACATCTAACAATAAAGATTGTAAAATTACTACATCTGATTGTGCTAAAGAATCGATAGTATTTTTAAACGTAGGATTTAATATACCTAAAATTGCTCCAGCATCATTTTTGCTTTGAAGAAAATTCCTTGAGTCAACTCTTGTAAAGGCATCATAAAATTCAAATATTCTTTGTCTTTGATCAGCTCTGCTTATTGGTCTTCTAGTAATATAGTCAAATTCATCAAGTATAGTTGTAACTTCTAAAAAAGGATCTGAGGTTCCATCATAACAAATAAAATTATCCCCAAAAAATCCAACACTCCATATTTTATTAAATAGATAAATACAAGATAAATATAAAGTTAAGATAGAGAGCTGATCTCCTGTTAAAGTAGAAGATCCATCTTGCGTGGGTTTAACTCCAGTCTTGTCCCAAGTTTCATATTGATCTTGAATAATTCTGACAAGAATAGCTACTCCAGCATATAGTTGTGATTCTGTAAAGATTGGTTTAACTCCAAAGTATGGAGTCTTTGATGGAAGATTTAAATTCAGTTGTTGATTGAGTTGTTTAATTTGTTGTGAAGTATATACCCAATGAGGATCACCCAAAGTTAGAAGTTCATAATCTACATATATCTTAGTTTTATCATTAGACGTACCAGCTACAATATCGCCTTTAAAAACTAAATCGCCTTGAGTTTTATCAGCTCTATCTTCTAACTGAAGAAAAAATTCATAAATATCAAGTTGATTAATTCCATAGTATTGCAGGACATCAACTAATACTTGTGGTGTTCCTTTGATATGATATAGATTAACAAGATCGAGAAAGAAGTTTACTTTACTCAATAATGGTTCATTACCAATGGGATTTTTTAAACTAGCACTAAGGTCATACCCAAAACTTTGAAATAAAATATCTAGTTCACTATTTGGCATTCCATATGGATCTGAAAGACTTACAGCTTGTGTTGAAATTGTTCTGTGGGTTGCATACCAATCCCTCATAAAGTTTCTAAGTCTTGTATAATCATCTGATGAAAATGTAAACTGATCTATAACATTGGAAAAATAACTTTCTGCTATTGTTTTTTCACTAAGAGAAATCGCCTGCACCGCCGTAGTGAGATCATCAACTGTAGTCTCATCTTTTATGAGCTGCCATATAGCCCAATAAGTCTCTCTAGTTAACAATTTCCTACCTCCGGTGCTTCTGGATTATAAATAAGGTTGGAAACCCTTTCAGTCATAAAACAAAAATATTGATCTATCAAATACTGCTCATAACAACTCTGTAATACGCCTCCAGTTGATACAAGATTTAGATTGTCATAATTTTGAAAGTTCCCATTTAACTCCAGATCCAAATATAAAAAAATCAACTTGGAAAGTTCAGTTGATAAATTATCATAGCGTGCATATAAAATCATGGATGTAGAATCATAAACAGCAGATCCTGCTGTATCCACAATAGTAACCGCCGTACCATCGGTCCTATATCCTAGTAATGCATCAAGTAATGTGAAATCGTCTTGTTGAAGATTAAAGACATTGTCTCCGGTGGGATCTAATCTAAGATATTTTGAAGAGCCGGCATATACTTGGATTCTTCTTCTAACATTTGGAGGCCAGCATAACATGCTTGTTTCATTAGCATATCTATATTCATATGAATTTTTTGAATAGGTATTATTAAGAAGCATTTCAATAAAGGAGTTTGGTCCAAGAAATAATTCATCAATATCGACCGGACTAGGCACTCTCCATTTATTAACTTTGGACCCAACCACAAACAAATAAAAATAATGTTGAAGTTCGGGCACAAGTGTAGCTGATGATAGTGTGCCACATGACATATTAATTCCTCACGTCTGTTTGAATTATATCCTTAGTGCTGAGCATATCTAAAGTATGAACAAATAAAGTCTCTGGGTGATATTCATTAAAATCAAATTTTTCATTTTTTGAAACATTTGTTGACCATCTACCAGAATGAAATCTAATTGCTTCTTCAAAAACTTCAAATTGCTCTTCGCTGAATAATTTTAAAAATGTTTCTTTATTCTCACAGACCATATCAGCTGCGAGCTTATCATGTGAATAATCAGTATGTTTTCTGGATCCAAATTTCCCATATTTTAGAGAATCGTGTAATACAATAGCAAATAATAGTTTATCTGCATCCGTGGTTTTTTCTTTTACATCGAACATTCTAAAAAGCTTTGTTGCAGCATATAACATATGATAAGTATGCTCGCCTTGTGTTGGCACATCTCCATTTAATTTCTTGTGATATTTTCCAGTTGAAGAGGTGGGTTTATCCCAAATATTGGGCAGAATAGTATTAATTCCCTTCCAAAGTTTAAATCCCTTTTCAGTCATATTTATCTCTAATAGTTCTATAATCTTTTCTTGAAAATTCATCATTCTACCTTTCTATTTATATTTGAGATCTATATTTTTTAATAGCTGGATCTACAGCCTGTCCCTTCATTCTAGCTTGTTGTAATTTAAGATCTATCTTTTTAATTTTTTCTTGTAGTTTATCAATTTTTTGGCTTAAATTTAATTGGCATTTTTCTGGGTTTTTAACCTGACTACATTTTCCTATAGCGCTCTGGAGGATTCTTGATGTAGTCCTCATATTTTCACGTTTTGCGATCATTGTACATACCTTTCCAGGAAGCCCTTCTCCAAATCTTCTGCATGCTCTTAAATCTCTAATAGCTTTCTGCTGTGCATTTTTAAATGCAGCAACTACTCCAAGGGTAGCAAGGAGGCCAACCAATGCTACAACTCCGGGTATTCCAGCGAATGTAGCAGTCGCCCACAAAGTTGTTAGAACCCCTTGCTCATCTAAAGCCTCAAACCTATCATTTACAATTTCTTCTGATTGCTTGTCGAGATGCACGATCCTCTTGTCTAAAATAAAAGCTTTAACTTGAACTTCGGTGGCTTCTTTTTCTAGCCAATTACCTAGCTGTAATTTTGTTGATTCGCTCAAGTTAGACTCAGTGACCATAAGATCCGCAAAGGCAAATAGTTCTTGGCTCATATTAAAAACTCCAGTCATACCTACACAGATCATAATCACTTATGATCTGTGTTATATTTTTAAACCTTTCCAGCTTTAAACACTCTGGTTCCAGGAGTTCTTGCAGCTTTTGATGCCCCAGCAACATCTTTGCCTTTTGCTTTAGCTAGTTCAATTTTCTTCATGAACTTAGCAAGTTTTAACTTCATTTTGGCAATACCTATATCTGCACCTTTACTACATTTTGCTGGATTTTTAGCTTTACTACATGCTCCTTTAGCTTTTACCAAAAGCGCAATTTTCTTTCTGGCTTCATCTGCATCAGCTACAGACATACATAACGCTGTTTGCCCACCAAATCTTAAAGCTCCGCACCGTCTTTGTTTTTGACTTTTTTGCATGCGATATAGTGCCCAAACTTTCATAAGGCCTGCAGCAGCTATAGCCATTGTCATAGCTGACACTGGTTCTATAATTTCTAGCATTTGCTGTACTTTTGATCCTTTAAATCTATCATTAACAACTTCTTCTGCTTGCTCATCTAGAGCGGTAATTTTTCCATCTAGGAGAAAAGCTTTAATTTGTGCTTCGGTTGCTTCCTTTTTAATCCAATTAATCAATTGCATCTTTGATTGTCCACTTAACTTGGATTCAACCACTATTTCTCCGGCATGAATAAATAATTTCTTGTCCATTTTTATACTCCTTAGTTTTCTACGAAATTAAGATAATTATTTTATTATTTGTTCTTAAAATTTCAATAGATTAGATCTTTTTAATCCCTTCTTTCCCATTTTTACAGACTTCCCATTTTTGGTTAGTCCATTTAGTAATAGGTATAATTAATTCAGTTCCTTTATCATGATAGGTTACATAAATAAACCTCCAACTAACATGAGTAATAAAACCTTCTCTTCCATTTAGTATGACTCTGACATTCTTTCCAAGATCTTTATTTGATCTAAACATCATATATGAGGCTACATTATCAAAATGTCTTTTAAAAAACAAAGCCAGAATCGCAACTATACCAAGTTTTAAAAGTAATAGCCAATTTATTGCATTAACCGCATCAAATAAAGCTGTATCCATTATTTTATTTTCTCCAAAATTTTATCCATTTTTTGTTTAATAACTTTTCTTTGTTCAACTATCTCGTCATAATCAAGTTTTAAATCTTGATCATTTGGATGTTCTCTTACCAGCCTTTTATACTTATACATTGCTGAGGTTAATGTTTCATATCGAAATGCATAAAAGCGATAGTCGCTTTTTAACTCATATGTTGTTTGGCTCTTTCTTTGCTCTAGTTGAAATTGCTGTAAAGTTTCTACTACTACAATTTCTTTGGCATATGTATTATCAAACTTTATTGCAACTCCAGCGAAGGCCGAAATAAGTATAAGAGCTCCAATTATCGAACTTATCCTTTTCCAATTCATTTCTAATATTCCTTATGGGTAAAATAAATTTATTTTTTTATCGTCGGTTCTTGCTCTAACATCAACATGAAACCATGTTATACCCATTTCAAGCCCGCCAATATCTTTCCATTTATCCGAATTTTGGTCATCAATAATTTGCTTCCTCATATCATCTGGGGATATATTTTTTGGACTCATATCAACAGCTCTTCCAAATCTATGTTGACTTAATGCAGCACCAACAGTACAATCAGGAGGACGAATTCCGCGATATTGAAATGGCCCACCCCATGACCAATTGTTTACAGTCATTGAACCAAACTCTTCTCTGATTGTATCAATTACCCTCAAAAGACGTTCATCAAATACAACTTGAAATAAAAAGTTATCACCTCTACTTGAATATTTATTATATAACGATTTTGGAACTAGTTCTTTAATTCCAAAATGATTTGGTTTATACATATAATTCTCCTTATAACAATAGCAGTAATACTATAATTGACCCAACTGTAATTCCGTAAAGACTTGCTTTATGAATCCTGTTATCCCATTTGTGTTCCCAAACTTCATATTGATATGCATTTTCAGAGCTAATCCATAGCTCTCTATACACCTCTGCCTTTCTCTGCTCCATTACAAGAAGTTCTTTAAGAGCATTGATTTGATCAATATATGTATTAACTAATACCTCTTGATCGAGAACTAATTCTTTATAAGTTTTTGTTAATTTAACCAATGCTCCAACTTTAGCATATTCAGCAGGAGCTAACATAATATGAGTAGCTTCCTCGTTAGTAGCTACAACCTCAAAATCTTTGTCAGATATCTTTTTTACATATATTCTTTTTGGTGGTTGTGGTTTTGGTATTGCATTAATCTGATCCGTAACTGAATATGAAGCAGTCGGTTCAAACTTGATTGTCTCCGCTTTAAATGGTTTAAACGGTGGTGGAGCACAAGCAGCCAAAACAAACAATCCAACAATTATTAATACTATTAGTTTTTTCATTTTATAGGTCCTTCCAATCTTCGTCAATCTGTTCATCAATTGAAGCTAGATTATCTTCTTTTAATGTTTTTTGAATTTCTGATGCTGCCTTTTGCAGTTTCTTTTTTATTTTCTGTTTGGTTTCTTCTGAAGCATGCTCTGATGCTTTTATCTGTTTAGCTATAACTTGCTGCTCTTTTGATATTACTACAACTTCTTCTTGTAATTCTTTTTGTTTTTCGTCTTTTTTAAATTTGTCAAGAAGCTTATCCTTCTTTGATTTTCCAAATAGTTTTGGAAGGAATAAAGCTAATGCCCCAAAAATACCAATTGCACCAAGGCCATATAAAATAGTTTCAGGTCCCATATTCGCCTCCTTATGTGTTCATGTTGTCAATGGTGTCGGAATTATCTTTTTCTTCCTCATTTAATGCAATTAACTTTTTAACTTTAAATGTTTCACGAACAACAATTATAGTACCAGCCAAACTTACATTAAATGTGCACCAAGCAATAAATGTTTCAGTAATCGTTTTCATTTCTTTTAGAACAGCCACCATTGTAGGGGTATCAACTTTGGCCAGCATCAGTTTAATAAAAATGATGTGTGATCCAACAAGCCATACTAATATTAAGGTTGAGACAATAAATGGTAATATAAAAAACCATACTTTAACTGATGCTAAATTTTCAAGACATTTAACCCCAAACGCTCTCCAGTATTTTTTTGTTTCTTTCTTCATAGCTAACTCCTTGGTTCATTGAACCTTCAACTTCTGTTTGTAATGTTTTATTTCCTATTTTATTTTACATTTTGCCTTTCTAAAGTCTTTTATTTGCCACCTGCGTTTCAGTCTCCAGTTTAATCTCAATTGTTACCCCCTTCTATTTTTTGGTTTTTTTAGAGCGCTAACAACTTCCTTAAAAACTTTAAGCAACTCTCCAGATTCTGCTTTCTTTCGAGCGTCAGCTATAACTATATCCTGAATCTTTTTATTTTTAGTTCCATTCTTTTCCATGTATTTATATATATCTGCTTCTGTTATATTCCTTAAAGAATTTTTTAGTCTGGTTTTCTTGTCTTCTTTGCTTTCAGTTACGACTTTCTTTTTACTTCCTTTTGGCGGTTTCTTTTCAGAAAGCTGCTTAACAACTTCAGATATTATTTTTGCCATCATATCTTCTGCTGGTTCTTTCGATGTTTTGATTGCTTTCGCAGGTTCACGGGTTTCTGCTGTTAAGAGCTTAGTACTAATACCTGGATGGTGTTTATCAGACTCATCCAATGAAAGTTCTGCTTTAATTTGCATAGGAGCACCTACTTTTATTTCTCCTTCCCATGGTTTGAAATAATGTCTGTCTGTATATAGTTCTAATTTTGCTTCTAACACAGAACCGTCTTCAATATCAGATTCAACCACTTCTGTTAAAGGAGGAATGCTTGCTGTAACTTTCTTAGACTCTACTTCTACTGGGAAACCATATTCGACTCCATATAGTAAAAACCGAACAGCTCCCCTCAAGTCTTTTTCTTCGCACCCATGAATATCAACTTCAAAAGTTAATACTTTTTCTTCATTGGCATTTAGATATAACATTATCTTTTCCTCACAGTATTGATTTATATTTTGTTCTATAAGTTTACTTAAACTTGACCCCACCACGCATATCAATTGTAACATCTGGCAAAGAAGCTACATCCTCAAGATAAACTCTTATTACATCCACAGTACATAATGGTTCCTCTTCTCGTTGAACATTTTGTGAAAGAGACGGTGCACCACCACCACCCTTAAAACAACAAGTTCGAAATAAACCATCAGTTGCAATTGCTACGCTCATTTAAATCTCCTTTTGTTCCCAATAACTAAATTGACCACATTCAGTTCCATCAGATTCAATTCTATATGTTTCTAATACATTACTATTTGTACCAACAGAAGCACTGTCAGTATAGGTTCTTACTCTGGCTGAAACTAAGTTTCCAGCCTCATCATAGATCGGTTGATCAATATAGATATTATGTTTTGCCAATCCCAACGTCTTTGATACTGAAATATAAATATCAGATAGATCAGCATTATAAATATGTGGATCATCATTTTTACCCCAAGGGAAATAAACTGGATGGGTAAGATCTACATACCAAGTGCCTTGAGAATTAGGAGTAAAAGTATATTTATAATTGCCATTTCCAAGCTCCGTAAAAAATCCACTTACTAATGATGTTACATCTGTCCCAGCCGAATTATATACATAAACGGTAAATTCTGTACTATCAATTCCTGTTATCTTATTATTATCACAATCAACAACAGTAAAATGTTCATCTACAGTCTCGTTTACTACTCCTAAAAGCATTTTTTATTCTCCTTTAAGAATGAAAATCATTTATATTTTGGCCTGGTAATATTGCGGTATGACATCTATACATTTCCATTGAGGCATATCCTTTACTCACATTATCACTATTGGGAGTAACAATTAGACCTCGTAAATACCATCCAATTGGTAATGCCTCTACCGCAGCACCTTCCGCATTTAACTCATCTCCCATTGGACAATCCCCATACGTTCTATGATTCATAACATAATTTTGATATATTACATTACCAGACGCTTGTGCATACATCTCTGTTCCTGATAATCCAAGAGCTGCAGCAGGGTAAGGTCCAGCAGGATTAGGATAAAAAGATCCATTTGGGACAACAACATCCATTCTCATATATTGTCCCCAAGGTGCATTAAAAAAATATATACTTCCATCTTTTAAATATACAGGACATCTGAATGTCAATAAAAGTTCTTTAGCTTTAAAACCGGAAGGAATATCATCTCCAGTATAGTCATTATCATCATTTGAAAAATCCCATAAAAGAGAAACTCCGCCTCCAATAGATGTACTATCATCTCCAGACCCAGAAAAATATGTTGAAGTATTTAATGGTCTAGTATCAGCTCTAACTAGTGGTCTTCCATCTTCCATTGTAGGGGCATCAACATCATCTGATTCTCCAAGATGTGCAGCAACAATAGCATCCAAAATAGTTTCTTCAGCTGATGATATAGAAGTTTTAAACCATATTTCAACAGAGTCGCCATGCATATGAATAACATCAACTGCAATTGTTATACCAGTAGCTTGAATTTCATTTAAAAGAGTTGCTACTTGAGCTTTATGATTCGTAAAATCCGCAGCTAATGAATAGTTATATTGTGTTAATGCCATTTAAATATCTCCTATAATTACATACTTCCTTGAGGTACTGAACCTAATACCCAATACTCTATATGTGCGTTTCTAACATTACAACTTGGTGGCGACGGCTGTGGTACCACACGATATTGTAACTCAAATGTTTTTTCTTCACCATTACCAACATTATAAGTGAAACCAGAAAATGTAAAAAAGTTCAAATTATTATTTGTTTGTTGCCTATTTAGTGCTATAACGTCATCTGCAGTTGTATCATATAATCTAACCTCTACTGATTTATTATTGTTTCCAGAGTTGAACTCCATAGCAAAGCCAACTCTATAAACAGAAGTAGAATCAATAGGTGGAACAGTCAAACCTAGTTTGGTTTGGTATTCGATACTTGTTGTAGAGGATAGAGTATCATCTACAACATATTGAATTCCCAATAATTCCCAAATTCCTTGTGGATCCTCATCTGGAGAAGTACCTGATGTTCCTGAACTACCCGATGTCCCACTAGAGCCGGACGACCCATCAATTCCAGAAGTTCCTGATGATCCCGAACTACCAGATGTACCACTACTTCCACTTGACCCAGATGATCCCGAACTACCAGATGAACCACTACTTCCACTTGACCCTGATGTACCACTTGTCCCATCTACCCCATCTATTCCTGATGTTCCACTTGAACCAGATGATCCCGAACTACCAGATGAACCACTAGTTCCAGATGTACCAGGAGTTCCCGTATATGAAAAACATATAAAACATTCTTTACCATCAGTTAAATTATCATCATTATCTTGAAGAGTTACTTCATATTTTACATAACCAGTGGCCCCACCAACTTGGGTTATTGAGTCAATTTCAAATAATCCCCATTTAGTGGCATTCTTCTTTTCTTGAAGATAGATTTCATCGCCAACGTTACCCAAAAGGAGAAAGTTAATTACATTTGACCCAAATTCATCAACAGCATCCACATAAATTTCGGTAACAGATGATATTGTAGTATTATTTGTTCTGAACTTACCATTCCCCGGATCTGCTTCTGTTGTATTATTATCATACTTCCACTCACTACAAGAAGCCCCAGCTCCATCAGCTCCAGATGTACCACTAGTTCCATCTGCTCCATCAAGACCTGAACTGCCAGATGTACCACTGGTTCCATCTACCCCATCAATTCCAGATGTACCGCTTGATCCAGATGTACCACTAGTACCATCTATTCCGCTTGTACCTGAACTACCACTTGAGCCTGATGAACCACTGCTTCCGCTTGAACCAGATGAACCTGAACTTCCCGATGTTCCGCTTGACCCAGATGAACCACTGCTTCCGCTTGAACCTGATGAGCCAGAAGTCCCACTTGAGCCCGATGTTCCGCTAGTACCATCTATTCCATCAATTCCTGATGTTCCACTACTACCTGAACTTCCGCTTGAACCTGATGATCCTGAACTTCCGGATGTTCCACTAGAACCAGATGAACCCGAACTTCCTGATGTACCACTAGTACCATCTACTCCATCAATTCCCGATGTACCACTTGACCCCGAAGAACCTGAACTGCCTGATGTTCCACTACTTCCTGAGCTTCCAGATGTTCCACTTGAACCGCTAGTACCTGAACTACCCGATGATCCTGAACTTCCGCTTGAACCAGATGTACCACTTGATCCTGATGTGCCACTAGTACCATCTACTCCATCAATTCCCGATGTACCACTTGACCCCGAAGAACCTGAACTTCCGGATGTTCCACTAGTCCCAGACGAACCACTAGTACCAGATGTTCCTGAAGCCCCTGAAAAAACTGGAGTCGTAAGATAAGATGTATGAGTTAAACCTTCATAATAAAAGCATAGAGTCACAATAGCTCCACTAGTAGTTACTCCATAAATTTCAACTACTAATCTATCATTTAAACCAAATTCAAGAGGAACTACTTGACTTATACTCCATTGATGTAGAGTTGCAGTAACCGTATCTACTTCTAGGGATGTTGTTGAAATAAGCAATGTAGAAGTAGTATCTGAAACTTTATATAATTTTAATACAAAATTTGTAATGCCAGCAGTAGGTGTTACATCTCCATAAGTATAAAAAGTCCATGTTCCAGGGCTTACTATTTTTCCAGCAAAACATCCACAATCTGTTGTCCATCTATCAAATAAAACTTCACCATCTCCACTATCAAAAGCTCTACATAAAATATTTTCTGGATCGTCTGCTGGAATTGGATCCAATAATAAATATGATGTAGTATCACTAGGATTCTCCTCATGATAATAAAAAATCCCTCCAGTTGGTGATTGACCGCTTGTTCCTGAACTGCCTGATGAACCGCTTGAACCCGAACTACCACTGGTCCCAGATGTGCCTGTCCCAGGTGGAAGAGCAGAAGCAGGAATATGATCTGTATTAATCCAAACATCATTAGTTGAATCATAAAGAAAGACTTGTCCTTGTGTTGGATCATTAGTATCAAAGTATGTTCGATCATTTCCAACACTTCTTGCATACTGTAAATGAGTATCTCCTGCATCTAACTCTCCAAGATCGTTATGGACAACAGCTTCTTCAGTTTTAGTGATTACAGATCCATCTTCATCTTTAACTGTAATCCATCCGCTATCAATGGCATTCTGAACAGAAGTAGAAGATCTAATTTCTTCTGCTTTAAACTCATCTATTAAATCTAAATCAACTGTTGGATGCTCAATTATTCTATAACCAAGATCATAAAATATAACTGAAGTAGCATCTCCAGTTGTAGTAATTATAAATGATGCCATTATATTCTTCTCCTAAAGAAGACCTCAACTAATGGACGTCTTATAGCAGTTCCGCTCATGAAAATTTGAACTCTATCTTCCTTATTAAAATCTGTATTTTTAGTATAATCGGAATTCACTCTAGATGCTGTCATGGTTAGTGAGTCGAGAATCGTTACCTCATCATTCTTACGAATTTCAGCAGTCCAGGTTTGAGGATCTTCTCCTGAAATTGATATTCCAACTAGGGTGGCATCAAATAGTAACGGATAACCATTTAAATTTATTGGCGAACCATCATATGTATATAGATACATATCTATTACATTGTTAGAATCCCTGCCTGCTCCAAAATTAACCATTGCAACAGATAAAGTTTTTCCTCTAGTTGTATCAAAATAAACAACTTCATTTGCAGTGGTGTCATAATACACTCCACTATCTTCTCCAGATGTACCAGATGAACCACTAGATCCACTTGAACCAGATCCATCTTGACCCGATGTTCCGCTTGTTCCATCTATACCATCTTGACCCGATGTTCCGCTTGTACCAGATATTCCCGATGTTCCATCTATACCATCTTGACCTGATGTTCCACTTGTACCAGATATTCCTGATGTTCCGCTTGTTCCATCTATCCCATCTAATCCTGATGTACCACTAGATCCCGAACTACCTGAGGTACCACTTAAACCGGATGTACCGCTAGTACCATCAACTCCGTCTATTCCTGATGTACCACTTGAACCAGAGCTGCCGCTACTACCATTACTTCCTGATGTACCGCTCGTACCATCTAACCCATCTATTCCACTAGTTCCACTTGATCCGGATGATCCATCTATGCCAGATGTTCCACTAGTTCCATCAACTCCATCAATACCAGAAGTGCCTGAACTTCCACTAGAACCAGAAGTCCCTGATGTACCATCAATCCCTGATGTACCACTAGTTCCATCAACTCCTGATGTACCACTTGATCCAGATGTACCCGAAATACCACTAGAACCAGAAGTCCCATCAATCCCGTCTATTCCTGATGTACCTGAACTTCCAGACGAGCCATCAATTCCTGATGTACCACTTGAACCTGATGATCCCGAACTTCCGCTTGTTCCAGATGTTCCATCAATACCACTAGATCCCGATGTTCCATCTAATCCATCAATACCCGATGTACCTGAACTTCCAGACGAGCCATCAACTCCAGATGTTCCACTAGTTCCATCTGCTCCATCAACTCCAGATGTACCGCTTGATCCAGATGATCCATCAACTCCAGATGTACCACTGGTTCCATCAATACCCGATGTACCTGAACTTCCAGAAGATCCGTCTATTCCTGACGTTCCACTAGTACCGTCTGCTCCATCAATACCCGATGTACCTGAACTTCCAGAAGATCCGTCTATTCCTGACGTTCCACTAGTACCGTCTGCTCCATCAATACCCGAAGTCCCACTAGTTCCATCTGCTCCATCAACTCCAGATGTACCACTTGACCCAGAAGATCCGTCTATTCCTGACGTTCCACTCGTACCATCTATTCCATCAACTCCAGATGTACCGCTTGAACCTGAACTTCCACTACTTCCAGATGTACCATCTATTCCATCAACTCCAGATGTACCGCTTGAACCTGAACTTCCACTGGTTCCATCTAATCCATCAATACCAGAAGTACCACTTGTTCCATCTAATCCATCAATACCAGAAGTCCCACTTGAACCACTAGTACCTGAACTACCAGATGTTCCACTCGTACCATCAATCCCGTCTATTCCTGACGTTCCACTTGAACCACTAGTACCTGAACTACCAGAAGATCCGTCAATTCCCGAAGTTCCTGATGTACCGTCTACTCCATTAATACCTGAACTTCCACTCGTACCATCAATCCCGTCTATTCCAGATGTTCCTGAACTTCCTGATGATCCGCTTGAACCTGAACTACCAGAAGTTCCTGATGTACCATCTACTCCGTCTATTCCAGATGTTCCTGAACTTCCAGACGAACCATCAACTCCAGATGTTCCACTAGTACCATCAACACCATCAATTCCTGATGTACCACTTGATCCTGATGAACCACTGGATCCCGAACTACCAGACGATCCTGATGTTCCGCTTGTCCCATCAATTCCATCAATACCTGATGTACCTGAACTACCTGACGAACCACTTGAACCATCAATACCTGATGTACCTGAACTACCGCTTGAACCACTAGATCCTGAACTTCCTGATGTTCCACTTGTCCCAGAAGCACCAGAAAATATCGGAGTCGTAAAAAAGGATGAATGAGGTGCTCCTTCAAAATAGAAGCAAGTTGTTACATTCGCTCCAGATGTGGTAATTCCATAAACTTCAACTAAGATTCTATCATTAGCATTAAAAAATATTGATTGAGCCGTAGCATAAGACCATGTTAATTCAGTTACAGTTGTTTCATTTACTTCTGGAGATGTTGTTTCAAAAAGAAATTCTGAAGTGGAATCATTATACTTGAAAACTTTTAATACAAAATTTGTCACACCTAAAGTTGGTGTAACATCGGCATATGTATGAAATGTCCATGAACCGGGGCTAATTATTGTTTCCCCTGGTTCCCCAACATTTGTCATCCATCTATCATATAAAACTTCACCATCACCATTATCAAAAGTTCTACATAGAATATTTTCTGGATCATCAGCTGGAATTGGGGTTAGTAATAAAAATGACGTATTATCATTAAACTCTTCATGATAATAATATACTGCTCCTCTAGGAGTCTCACCACTGGT